GTTGTAGTTGATCTCGCCATTGAATCCCATGACGCGAGTGCCGTCAAGAATGATTGATTGCAGTCCGTTGATAAGACCGCCGTTCTCGCCTTCACCAATCCCGTAAACGATCTCGGCTGTCTGAGTAGAAGCGGCGCTGTCCGGCTGAATATACGGCTTACGTTGGCTCTGACCAGCTTTTGCCCCTTCAATGTCCTGCTTTTTATCAATCATGCTTAATTGCTCTTAGTATGCTAAATTGCGCGTCTTCACGTTAACCGACATAACAAAACCGCCGCCGATACACTCACCGTATGATACTGGAATTGCGTTACCTTGAGCTGTTGTCGTCACTGCATCACCGAACGAGTATGACGCCCGGTTCCCTTCTTGGTCGATTGTACCAACAGAAGCGACAGGCATCAACATCATTCCTAGACCAGATGCAGCAATACCCGCGCCTGCTCCCATTAATAACGTCGCACCTACACCCCATCCCATCGGGTTCCACCATCCGACAGCAATCATAGCTACGCCAGCAATGACCGCCCATAAGCCGCCACCGCCTGAGCCTTCTACGTCTAAGGCAAATTTAAACGTCTCGACCTCGTAAGTCATACCTACCGTGTCAGTGCTTAAATTGCTCTCATCTGCCCACACGTTAAAATTGTTCATTTTGACGTAGCGTTCAAGGCCGGGAATCTGTTTAGATAGCGCCCGTATAGCTTCAGCGGCAGACTGGACGTCAAGCATAAACTCTTTGCCGAACTTTTCACCAAGAACGCCGTAAAATATGATCTTTTTCATAATAAGCTCCGATGACGTAGCGCCACTTCGCAGCGCGAGAACATTTCAGGACCTAGAATCTTACGAACTGACTTTCGTCCGTATGGATGATGTAGGTATAGTGTTTTGCCGATACATGGCGGAGTATCTTCAGACTTTAACGTACCGTCATCGCCTAGATAGATGATAGCGTGATTGACGTGTTCAGTGTCGCCTAAACGCATAAGTAAAGCGTCACCCCGTCGTATCTCTTCTTTGGAGATAACAACGAACCCGGCTTTCTCGAATCCTTCCATATATAAACTTTTGTGATCCGCATTCTCCCACCAGCGATCGTGACGATCGAAGTCAGGCAGTGTGATACCGTACTCGCGGAAATAGAAGTCTTGCGCGATCGTATAGCAGTCAGCGACGACAGGCTCGTAGTCGCGACCGATCAACGGCAGCGGCTCCGGTACTTCGTGCCATATTACTTGATCATCGTGCGAAACGATAACGAAAGGCTTATTGTGTAGATGACTCGATTGCCGATCTGACATACTCAATTGAGCATTGCCGTCCGGGTGCGAGTGCGCGATAGCCAGAATTTCGTTAGTCGTCTCTTCGATATGAGCTAAATCCTGCGCCCGGATTTTAAAATGATTTTTCGGGTCGTCGTGGGCATTAGTCGTCTCGATAAAATAAATTCCGTGATCGTTTCTAACAACAACGCCGCACATTTCGTTAGGCGCGGCGTTCTGCTTTGATTCGATCATAGCGGCTTCAAGCTCCGCCCGTACATCATCATCAAATTGTAGTGTCATGTGTAGTCCTAGAACAATCCTGCGGTCGGCTGACCTCCAAACGGCAGTGTACCATGCCGACCAAAGCGTAGTCTACAGTCTGATAAACAGCCGCCGCAGACGTCTTGATCTCGCGTAGTCACTGGCTCGCCTTTCTCATTAAAATACTTGGTTCCAGTGTACCCACACTCTTCACCTCGATACTCGCCTCGCATGGCCCATGTACAGCGATGGAAAACGATGCGGGTCGGTAGCTTCATCTTACCAAAGTCGATAGGAGACGAGAGCGTAAACTCTACAGCTTCTGCCGTCTCTTTGGACTTTCCTGCGATAAACCATACTTGTTTAGAGAATCCATTGATTGAATTGTTCATGTTCTCTAGCGTCGTCGCGTAAATATGCAATCGTGCGCCTACCATGTCCTTGTATCGCTGGCAAAGCACAGTAACGTAGCCTTGCACTCCGCCGATCGTATTAGCAACAAGCAAGTTAATTTCATTGACGCGTGATGCCGAGCTTAGCTGTATACCTTCGTGATCCGCGCCTACGAACTCGTATTCATGGCCCTGAAAAGTCATAGGACCGACAAGGCTAATACGGTCGCTTTCTACCTGCTCAGTCGGACCGTTACAGTGGAACCGGATAACAATGTCGTCTGTGATGAAAAGCTCGTAGAAATAGAGCAGACCTTCGACAAGCAGTTTCTGTGTTTGACTATTGATTGACATGGAGGCCCCCGAAGTTTTTGAATGTCACATTTACGACGTACTTTAATCCGCCTGAATGCACTTTAGTATATGACCCCTCAGTTACGACAAGGCGTAGCGGTTCGATCTTATCAAAGCTAAACCAAAACGGTTTTACGCCGTTGTGACGATCAAAGAATGCGATAAGCGCATCTACTTCGTCAGAGTCTCCGGTGAAAGATAGCGTCATACTTCTATCTTTCGTTTGTGTGCCGTTGGTCGTGATCTGCTCGTAGCGGTCCTTGAACGTCTGCTTAGTGACGCGCGGCGTAATCTCCTGACTACCGCCGCTGTCCGCGTCTACGTCTAATGTTTCGTATGTTGGCATGTGTTACCCCTTGTTGTAGAGTGCGCCGCCTTGCTTAGTCATCTTAGTGATTACGTTGACAGCTACGCGCTCCATTTCTGCTTTCATTTGACGAGCTAACTGCTCATTACCTTCAGCAGAAGAGTTTACACTACCGTCGCTGTTGACTTCAATATAGACAGTGGTATTCATTTCCACACCGCCGCCCATGCTCACGTCAGCACCAGCGTTCATAGCATTTAGGATAGGACGATGCTTCGCCGCAGCGTCAGCGTTGATAACATGCTCGCCCTTCGATAAGCGCGCAATGATACTGTCTGAGCGCCCTGTGCCAGCTCCGAAGATTTCGCCGCCGTCTTTAAATGCCGGGATCATTGCCAACGCGAGTCCAGTCGCTGCGATCATAGCCATTTGCATACCAGTCAAACCAGTAGCGGCGGCCCCGCCACCTGTCGCGATTGATGCAGCAGCCGCAGCAGGCGCCCATGCAGCAGTAACAGCGGCAGCCGTAGCAGTTTGCGTAGCTACAGTAGCGGTTGCGTTAGCCGCCTCCATAGTGCGCTGCATAGCCGACTGTATCGCCATTTGTACGCCCATCTTAATAACCGCATTGACCATCTCTTTACCGATCTGGCTAATGATGTTACCTAACGCCGCTTGCATAACCTCAAGTGTGCTGACTGGTCGTCCTAGCGAGTCTGCCATGCTTTGCGCGTAGCCTTCGAAATCTACGATCATGTCTGTTAGTTCGCTAGATAGGTTATCAACCGCGTTGCCTAGCGTAGAGCTAATCGCGTCGGCCATAGCCTGACCAGCAGTCGGCATCTCCGCCACAAGCTGCCATAGACCTTGACGCATAGGATCGAAAATGTCGGCCTGCCCCATCATTTGATTTACGGCCAGTTGATTAGCGCGAAGCTCAGCTAATCTTTGGTTATATGCAGCTAATCCTATGGTTCCATTGCTGTACGCCTGATTAATCGCGCCGAGCTGGTTATTTATCGTTTCATGCGCGCCGATAGTGTCGTTCCATATATCGTTAGCAGCAGACTGCGCGCCGTTTAGTGCATATATTTCGCGAGTAAGGTTCTGAATAGCTGTGACCTCTTCACCTGTCAAGTAGCCGTTCTTCTCTCGCGCAGACTGTAGATTCTTTTCAATCTCAGCGTCTACACCGAACTTGCCGAAAGTACCGCCAGTTGATCCGCCGTCGCCTTTAAGCGCATTCAGTTGCTTACGCAGCTCGTAAGTTGCGTCAGTAGTGGACTCGAACGTCTCTTTTAGCTTGTTCATCATACCAGTGTAGCGTTCTGCGTTGATTACACCGTCCTGTAACAAGATATTGGCAGCTTTCTGGCCCGCGTTGTATTCTCTCTGTGGGTTGGCGACCTCTTCGTACATACTTTGCAGTGCTTTGCCCACACGTTCCGCAGCAAGGCGCTGGTCTACTAGGTTGACAAGTGCCTGACGCTCTTCAGGGAATAACTCAGCGAAGTTCTTTTCCTTGAGTTTGTTGTTTACAGTCTCGATAGCATTTATGCGTTCGCGTTCGTCGCCATAACGTTTAGCTACTTCGATCGCCTTCGATTCAGCGTTCATAGCCTTTTCGATGATTTCAGCGCGTCTTTCTTCGTCTGACTTCTTAGGCTTCTTCTCTTTTTTCTTTTTCTCTTTTTCTTTGTTAGCTTCAGCGAACTTAGCTGCCTGACCTGCGTCATACTCGCGTAGATCGCCTTCGCGACTGCCTTTCTTAGCGCGATCCTTAGCTCCGCCTTCTACGCGCTTTAAGAATGTACTAGCAGCGTCCATAGCGTTAGTTTTGAACTCGAACGGATTGTCGTCAAGAACGCCTTGAATGTTAGACACGAAGTTCATGCCCGCTACTTTACCGATCTCGCCAAAGTTACCGACAATGGCGTCCGCGCCTGTAGCGGTAAGGATAGAGTTTGCGATTGATCCGATCGTGTTCAGGAATCCGATAATATTGTTGACAAAACCGACAACAGTATTCACCGCCAAGTAGAATATCGCCTGTACGCCGTCAGCTACCGCAGCCATAGATAACTTTAACGTGGTCCAAAGTAGCTTGAGGACGTACATCAAAGAATCGACCATCGCCGCGCCGAACATGACAACAGATTCGAACGTAGACTTAACTTTCTCGCCGAACGTCATACCTTCTTTCGCTGAGTTACCGAACGCCGCCGCAATGAAGTCGTAAATAGATTCAAAGACGAACTTAACGAATCCCCATATCTCAGAAAGCGCCGATAATACGTAATCGCGTAGCGTGTAGCTCTTCTCGCCAGCAAGTTCAAGTTGATCGCCGAACGCGATAGCAGCCGCAACCAGTGTACCGATGAGCAGTACAATGTTACCGAAGCTGAATGCTGCCGCAAGCATAGTACCTGCACGAGCAGCGGCGGCACCTAAACCAGCTACAGCAGCGGAAACGCGTACAACGGCCATTTGCAAGGCAATCGCGCGAGTAGTGGCGTTACTGAATACTGTAGTCATCGTAGCGCCCGCTTGAACGCTCCGTGTAATCATACCGCTTAGACCTGCGGCTACTACAGTAATAGGACTACGCATTGCGCCAATTGACGCTGTGGCAGATGCAGTGTACTTGATCAACGTACCGAAGCCAGCAATAGTCTTCGCACCGACAAATAACGCAATCGCCGGAGTAACGGCTAGAATACTAAATAAAAGCGTATCTAGGTTATCGGCAAATAAACGAATACCGCCAGCAATTGCCTGCGTAAATCCTACTTGCGCGTCAAGTTCGCCAAAGAACTTCGTCATCTCATTACGCAAGAACGTGAACGATTGTCCGATGGTCCATTTAAATTTATCGAAGGCAGCACCAATAGACTCAGACGAGTTCAGGATAGCTTTAGTTAACTGGTCTACCGTCAACTTACCAGCAGGCGCCAGTTTAAGTAACTCGCCTCGCGTAACTCCAAGTTCTTTCGCCAAAGCGTTAGCGATTAGCGGCGCATTCTCCATCACAGAACGAAATTCGTCGCCGTCTAGTTTACCTTTGTTGAATGCTTGAGATAACTGAAGCATTGCGCTCGCAGATTCGCCAGCGGTAGCGCCGGACATTTGCAGCGCCTTACCTACCGTCTCAGTCAATACGATTGTATCTTTCTGTGAGCGGCCCATCTCCTTCATCGCCATATCGAATCGCGTGAAAGACTTTGTAACGTCGCCGACTGGTTGACGTGTACGCTCAGCGATACCGAACATCTCATCTGTAAGGTTATTTACCTTCTCTTGAGAATCGGCTACCACAGACAAGCGGTTTTGTAACAGTGTATAAGCATCTGCGGCCTGAACAATTGCGCCAGCGGTTAGCGTTGCTCCAGACAATGCCCACAGTACCTTCGCCCATCTCAAGCCGTCAGACCGAAGGAACGACGATGATGTTTCTAGGTAGCTCATCGCACTACCAAGCTCTCGCGTGGCACCTGCGGCACTTCTCGCATTCGATGAATGACTACGCAGACCAGAGCTGTTGATAGCTGTTATAGACGTAATACGGCTCAGCGTCTGATTGGTTCGCGCTGTTGTGGCCGCAAGTCGTTGCTGAGCATTGGCAGCGTTCGCAGAAGCAATAGCAGTGCGCTGCTGCTCAGTAGTCAGTCGTTGTTGTGCGACTGCTGCGTTGTTATTCTCTTTTGCCCCGCGAGCTACTTCAGTGTTTAGCTTTTGTTGGTTTAGTATCGTCCGAGAAAGAATTTCGTCTTGTTTTGCCTGAGCTACGCCGACGTTCGCTTGACCGAGCTGAGTTTTTAGGTTACGCTGTTGATTATCTTGGTGCGCCCAATTCCCGGTATATTGG